CACGGATTGGGATGACAGAATCAAACCAATAATGGATCCACAAAGAAAATAGTTTACACAAACGAAAAAGTGTATTATAATACTTTCATAAACAACAGGAGAAACAAATGGCAGTAAGAAACTTCAACGACGCTGAAAAGCAGAAATTGATCCAGATCATTTCCCAAGGCTCACAGGTACTAGGTGAAGTAGAAGATTTGAAGGGTGGATTGAAAGACACAGTAAAAGCAATCGCAGAAGAACTGGAACTGAAACCGGCACTGATCAACAAAGCGATATCCGTTGCACACAAAGGCAACTACCAGAACATCGCAGACGAGATGGACACGCTGGAGAGCATACTGAACACGGCCGGCAAACTTTAATGTTAGCGAAAGTCAGATCATTCTGGCTTCGCAGTTTTGAGAGTGACAGGACGGCGTTCTATTTTGAACTCGTCAGTTTCGTTTTCACAGTTGCGGCCAGCATGACACTAGCGATATCCGCCAGAGACCCCAACATGCTCATAGTGTATCCAGCATTCTTCGTTGGTGCGACCACACAGTGTTACGCATCATACAGGAGAGGCGCGGCATGGGTGATGATTTTGACTTTCTACTTCAGTTGTGTTAATATATTTGGATACGGCGTGGCCGCAGGATGGTGGTAAGATGAGTTACATAGATGCATTATACAAGAAGGACGAGGACAAGATATACGTCGTAGAACGTGATCCCAAGAAGGGCAGGATATTCACGGAGTATGATGCCAGGTACGTGTTCTACTACGAGGACGCCAGGGGCAAACACAGGTCAATGACCGGTGCACCATTACAGCGGGTGCAGTGTAGCACACAAAAGGAATTCATAAAGGAACAGCGAATAAGATCCAACAAACAACTGTACGAGAATGACATCAATCCCGTGTTCAGGTGTTTGGAAGAGAACTACCTGGGCAAGGAGACGCCCAAATTGAATGTGATGTTTTTTGATATTGAAGTGGACTTCGATCCCGATCGGGGTTATTCAACAACAGATGATCCGTTCATGCCCATAACTGCCATAAGTTGTTACATGAGCTGGACGGACCAACTGGTTACATTCGCTGTGCCTCCCAAGACGATCAGTATGCAGGACGCTAAAGAACTGACGAAAAGATTTGACAACACCATGCTTTTCGAGAAAGAGAAGGACATGCTGGACGCATTCCTAGAACTGGTGCAGGACGCAGACATACTGTCAGGTTGGAACAGTGAGGGATATGATATCCCATACACCGTGGGCAGGATCCAGAAAGTGCTGAGTTCAGACGACACAAGACGTCTTTGTTTCTGGGGAGAGAAGCCAAAGAAGAGGGTTTTCGAGAAGTATGGCAGAGAACAGTTGAGTTTTGATCTTGTGGGTCGTGTACACTTGGACCTGTTGGAACTATACAGGAAATACACATATGAGGAGAGACACAGTTTCAGGCTTGATGCAATAGGCGAACACGAGTTGGGCGAAAGGAAAACTGTGTATGAGGGATCGCTAGATAACCTATACAAGAATGATTTTGGCTTGTTCATAGAATACAACAGGCAGGACACAGCACTGTTGGCCAAACTGGAGAAGAAATTGAAGTTCATAGAACTGGCCAATGAGATAGCACACCAGAACACTGTACTGTTACAGACAACGATGGGTGCTGTTGCGGTCACAGAACAGGCGATCGTAAATGAAACACACAGACGTGGAATGCAGGTGCCGGCCAGGAAGTACAAGAAAGACGGTGAGGAAAATCAACCGGCGGCAGGAGCCCACGTGGCGACCCCACAAAAAGGCATACACGACTGGATTGGATCTGTTGACATAAACTCACTGTACCCTAGTGTTATTAGGGCATTGAACATGGGTCCGGAGACCATAGTGGGTCAGATAAGACCAGTGATCACTTCAGCAGAGATCAACAGGGCCAAACACGCCAAGAAATCATTCGCGGCCGCTTGGGACAGCCAGTTCGGTAGTTGGGAGTACCAGGCCGTGATGAATCAGGAGAAGGGCACGGAGATAATAGTGGACTGGGAGGACAAGACCAGTGTGCGTATGAGTGCGGCACAACTGTACGAGATCATATTCGATGGCAACAACAAATGGATGCTGAGTGCCAATGGTACCATATTCACATACGAGTATGAAGCGATCATTCCAGGATTGTTGAAACGTTGGTACGCAGAGAGACAGGACATGCAGAAGAAGATGCGTGAGTGCGGAGACAATGAAATTGAGAGGGAATACTGGGACAAGAGACAACTTGTAAAGAAAATTAATCTAAACAGTCTTTATGGTGCGATACTGAACCCAGGTTGTAGGTTCTTTGACATAAGGATTGGCCAGAGTGTGACACTAACAGGCAGATGTATCACCAAGCACATGGCCAGCAAGGTCAATGAGATCGTGGCGGGCAAGTATGACCACAAAGGCGAGAGCGTGGTGTATGGAGACACAGATTCCGTTTACTTCTCGGCATACAAGACACTACAGAAAGAGATCAACGAAGGTGTCATCCCATGGACTAAAGATTCTGTTGTGGCACTGTATGACAGGATAGCAGATGAAGTCAACGGATCTTTCAAATCATTCATGACGAAAGGTTTCCATTGTCCAAGCACACGTGGAGAAGTCATAGCGGCGGGCAGGGAGCTCGTGGCATCAAAAGGATTGTTCATCACAAAGAAGAGATATGCTGTGCTGTACTACGACAAGGAAGGTAAACGTGCAGATGTCGACGGCAAGGATGGCAAGATGAAAGCGATGGGACTAGATCTAAAAAGATCAGACACACCCGTTTTCGTACAGGACTTCTTGAGTGATCTTCTATACATGGTCCTACAAGGCAAGGACGAGAAAGAAGTGCTAGAAAAAATCAGCGAATTCAGAGCAGAGTTCAAATCTAGGCCAGGATGGGAGAAGGGCTCTCCCAAGAGGGCAAACAACATGACCAAATACACAGCGGCGGAAGAGAAAGCGGGCAAGACCAACATGCCAGGACACGTGAGAGCCAGCATGAATTGGAACAGGTGCAGGGAGATGTATGGTGACAAGTACAGTATGCCTATTACGGATGGTGCGAAGGTCATCGTGTGTAAATTAAAACAGAATCCGTTGGGTTACACTAGTATTGCATACCCTGTTGATGAGATGCGTATACCGGATTGGTTCAAGGAATTGCCGTTTGATGGTGATGCCATGGAGGCTACGATACTCGATCAAAAGATAGACAACCTCATAGGTGTGTTAGGATGGGACGTGCAGTCAACAGAGACCACAAACACATTCAACAAACTGTTTGAATTTTAAATATCCTTATGTTAAGCATAGAAGAAATTAAACTATTGATCGAAAAACTTGAACGTGTCAAAGGAAAAGACTTTCAGGAACTGATAGATTCAAATCTCAAAATACTCAAAGACATAGAACTTGCGGTGGATGCCAACAACAAGGAAATGATAGATAGATTGGATAAAACCACAGACTGGTTTAGGATCGATTTAGCGGATAAGTTGATCAAACAGCAAGTTGATAAGATGTTGAAACACGCCATAAGATCAAAAATTTATAGTTTTGGGCGATCAAATATGTACAACAGCCTCGAAATAGGCCCAGGAAACGGAATGTTTTCTATGGATTTTAGGGCGTGGCGGCTCAATTATTTCTTAGATGTGTTAGGTGATCGTGAACAAATTATAAGGAAAATGTTTCCTCCGGCACATCAAAAATATCTAAAATTTTACGTTACCGAAGAGGCCGCGTGTTCAAATATTCCAACAGGCAGTTGTAATTTTGTTTTCAGTTGGGACACATTTGTTTTTTTATCGCAGAAGCGTATAAGACAATATCTTCATGATATCAACAGGGTACTGATACCAGGCGGACACTGTTTTATACAGTATGCCGACTGTCACTTTGACAGAGAATTGGCACAGGCCAAATCCGGATATTGGAGTTACAACACCAAGACTAGCATGACGGAAATCATAAAAAATGAAGGTTATGAAATAATGGAAATGGGTCAATTCAGACCAGAGGCCAGTTACGCAATATTCAAGAAACCTGGTAAACAAAATCCAGTTGTGTACAAAGTTAGTGAAATAACACTAGACTAAGACCTAAATATCATATACAATTAGAACATTATGATAGACATCTTAAAAGACATCGTTAAACATACGCATGGACTGGGATTCTTGGATCTTGTTAAAATCACCGGAGACGATAAGGAAACTACAATCGATTCCATGGCAGAAGACAGATCCGTGATCCTGCAAGGGTCTTTCCACAAGCCACAGACGGAGATGACAGGTACGTTCGGTATGCCACAGATGGGCAAACTGGACATACACTTGAAGTGTCCGGAGTACAAGGAGAAGGCGAACATAACTGTGTTGTCCGGTGAGAGAAACGGTGCGACCATTCCAACAG